AAGCGGTTTAGGATATAAGGTTTACTATGCTATGTGGACATCAGTCGCAACAGGAGAACCCAGATTGTTATCCGACCAAGTGGAATATTCCAAAGAGATTGTATCAGTGAGAACATCCGCAGGAAGCACCGCCCACGGTTTTGCTTTGTCTCCATTCAATAGACCGAAAACAGTAAAAGGGATCGCTATCTTTTCATGTGGAGTAGGGGGAGCAAACACAGCAGCCAGCACAGTTACAGCAAGGCTTTATGTTGAGCCGGGAACCAAAGCAATCTCAGACTTAATCTCAGCCGGGCAAATAGTCCACACAACCACAGACCCAGATAAGATGATATTATTACCCATTCCTTTAACAGAGACGGTTATTAAGCAAGGAGAATATCTTAGATTGATTGTAACCCATACAACCCCCAACGCAGCCGCAACGGAAATAGGACACGACCCTAAAGGAAGGGCAGGGACTTTTATCGGAACAAATGCAACAACAATCATGACAATAAATGTTCCTTTCAAAACAGTAAGCTAATGGCAGACTTCAATTTATCCCACGCAACTACGACGGACTTCACTAACGCCGTTCCTGACTTCATAGTAGAAGCGAAGAACCTCGATGCGGCTAACGATAGCGGAGAGACATACGTCTACTTTCCAAAGGCTCCAGAGAAATTTGGATATTACTTTTCAATTCCTGAGATTTATTCCGCGGTTAATGCTTTGGCAACATGGACAGTAAGCCGAGGATGGACTACTAAAAATACATTGACAAAGGTTGAGTTAAAACACATTTCCGGAAACGGAAAGGACACCTTCGACGAAATTATATGGAATCACGAAGTTGTTAAGTTAGTAGTTGGGGATGCCTTTATTGAGGTAGTCAGAGACGGAACCAAAATTATAAACATGATTCCTATTTCTCCCGAGAGAGTCAAGGTTGTATATAAGGGTGCCCGTATTATTCGGTATGAGATTCTGAACGGAGAGAAGTGGGTAAAAAAGAAACCCGAAGAAATATTACATTCTCATAACAAAAGAATAGGAGACCAGACCAGCGGAACCTCTCAAATTGATGCCTCTAAGTTTGTTATTGATGCAAGGAATGAAGCGTTAGCAGACGAGAGAGCAATCAAGCATAGAGACAAGGCTCTTGGAATTGCTTACTACAAAACCAATAATACAGGAAAGATTGAGTATGCAAACAAACAAATCGAGAAGGGAGTTAAGGATGGGGAGATGATTGGACTGCCTGAAGACACAGCAAAGATTGAGCCATATCCTAGCAAGTCATCAGAGGACAGGCAGTCATGGATTAGTTATTTGGAAAACTTTATTTATCAAGTGTTTGGAGTTCCTCGAAGTATCGCAACCAGCGACGGAACCTCTGAGGTCGGGGGGAAGATGGGTCATGTTATCTTTGAACCTATTTATACTAAAGAACAAGTAGACCTTGAAGGAGACTTATGGGTTCAGCAATCAATCGAAATTAAATTTAACAGACCTCCAAGTCTTGGTGGTATGCAACCAGAGATAGACGAATCTAAGAATACTGGACAGATTGCAATACAACCTAACGACGTAACGGCTGACTTGGAGAGAGAATAATGCCGATCACACCCCCTCCATCAGTATTGGAAGAGACCGCCCTTGCAGAGAGAAAAAGGAAGTGTATAGAGAAGGGGGGCACTTGGGATGAAGCCACACAGACTTGCAAACTCCCTACTCTAGAAGAAGGGCAGATACCTTTAACTGAGACACAGAGAGAGGCAGCCGCCCAGGCAGAATCAAGAGCGAGATTAGAGGAGGAAGAAAAAATACAATTAGTTCCTGAAGTTCCTGAAGTAGCCCCAACCCCCGATACAGACCCTCGGGAAATATTCACTCCCGGCACAATATTAAAACCTGGAGAGGTAGTTGTCACAGATGCAGAAGGAGTTGAAAGAATACAAACTCCTGAAACATTGGCAGAAGCTAAGAGGCAGGAGGAGGTAACTCAAGCTGGAGTAGGTGGAGTAGGGGTAAAACAATTAATCGCGGATGCTACAAGAAAACTTAATCTAGCAGCACAAGTCGGACAGATAGATTTCCAAACTGCCATGGAACTAGATGAGTTAGGGATTAATTGGAGAGAAGCCTTTTTGAAAGGAGGGTCTGATGTAATCCCGGGAGCTTTACAATTTGGAGCGATAGCAGGAGGGGCGGCTCTAGTGAGTGGGGTAGGAGCACCGGTAGCCATCCCGGCCGCAATAGTAGGAGCAGCATTCGGAGCAATAAAATCCTTTTACTCAGGAGTTACTGGCAGCATCAAAGCCCAGAAAGGAGACTTGATAAGTGGAAAGAGAACCGAATTAAAACAAAGACAGAGGTCACTACAAAATTATATCTCGGCAGCGAATGCTAATCCAGCCTCAGCAGACGAAATGACTGTCGCCTTCAATACAGAACTTTCATTAATCAGAAAAGACTACAACACTTTAAACAAAGAGGCTAACGAGGACTTGACATTATTTGGAGGGCAGGATGGGACGCCTCAACTTATAGCTTATGAAATCTTTTTCGAATCTATTGAACCCTCTTTAGTTTTAAGAATGGAACAGGCAATTCTCAAACCAGACCCAACACGAGCATATTTAACAGTGGAGGATTTAGAATGATAGAACAATCCTTAGTAAACTATGGTGTCCTCGGATTGTGGACGCTGACACTTATCGTCGAGAGATACAAGTGGCAACAATCTTTAACTAAGGCAGTGAATAGACTCACAGCAGCAATAGAGAAAACTTTATAAAGGACTGTGTCATGTAATTATATGTCCAATGAACAAACAGATACGACTGACACAAAAGGAAAGAAAGTTGATAAGACTATGGAGACTGATACTGAAGATACTAAGACACCTTCACAGAAACTCAAAGAAGAGAACGACGCGTTAGAAGTCGAACTCATAAGAGCACAGAAGATAAGGGACGAAGCATTACTTGCTGGAACTTCAGGCGGAAGAGTTGAAGCTGAACCACCAAAGGAATTAACTGATAAAGAATATTCTGATAAACTGGATAGGGGGGAAGTAAACCCCTTAAAAGATGATGGCATTTACTAAAGAAGAATTGAAGACTGAGATTAAGAAATGTGAAGCAGCGATAAGTTCTATGGAGAATGGTATTCTAATAAACAACTTAGTTCTTGAAGGTTTGAAAAAATGCACCTCTACCTCTTAACTCGTGGAACCTTGAGGGCTGTTAGGGAATGGCGAGAAGGATTATCTAATTGTTATTTGCCTATGGAAGTAAAAGATAAGGATGGGAAACTTCAAAAAGCGATGGCTCAACTCCAAATAAGACCGGTTGAATTATATGAGGTTGTATTTCCTGAGGAACATGAGGCGACTGTTATGGGACTAGTAAAACCAAACATGGATATAAGTCGTATCGGAAAAATGTGGGGAAGAGTAGGGAAATGGCTTATTAAGAAATTTGGATTGAAGGCACCAATAAAAGACTGGGAACCTTCACAACTGCCTCCTAATCCGGGGATGTCTATCATAGCATTAGGGACTAAAAAGGATATAATCAACTGGACTAAGAAGCAAGGGCCCCAGAGTTTTTGTGATGATGGCAGTATTCCGAGGGAGATGCTATAATGTGGGAACTGCATTTTTACGCTATTTTGATGATTCTTGTTAAAATCTTCCAACTCTGGAAAGAGGGTAAATTCCGAAAGGTTTAAATATTCGGTTAACCGAATAACTTTATGGCTAATGAAGCTGACGTCCTAGAATTAAGCGGTATGAATCCAATCCGATTCAACTGTGCGTCCGGCACTTCTATTTCTAAAGGAACTCTTTTGTATATAAGTGCAGACCATCTTGTTCAAGCATCATGGGCTGACAACCAAGTTTATGCAGGGGTGGCAGCTATGGATAAGGACACCGCTAATGGGGATGTTTCTGATGAGATTTCTGTTCATGTTCCACATTCTAATAATATTTTTGATATGACTCTGGCGGCTTCCGACATTACTCTTGGAGCAATGGTATGCTTATCAGGAGCGAATCTTATTAGGGAGGCAGTGGCAGGAGACGGAGAAGCGGGTTATGTTATTGGACAAGCCCTAGAGGCTGGGACTGGTTCATCGGCGGAGGTAATCAGAGTAAGGTCTTAAAATGGCACCAGCTAATTTAACAATCGGTTCAGGCGGAATAAGGGGAGAAAATATTGAGAGAGCCATCCGTGGGTATACTGAACAAATATATAAGCTCAAACAAGTATGCGTCCAAGTGACTTCTTCAAATTGGACAGAGAGTTATTACGCTGAGGATGCTACTGTTCTAACTGGGGGGGCTGGTTCTACTGTTGATAGTATTCCAAGAGGGGCACAATTTCCTAACCTAGAGCCAAACTGGACTAAGAAACAAGCTCAACACCTAAAGTATGGTGGAGAAGGAACTGTCTATATGGAGGACAGGATGACTGATGCTATTGATGTTCAAGCACGAACGATTAAGAGAGTGGCTCAGGCTGTGGCTCAAGCTGTTGATGCTGCGATTTATGCAGGGATTAGTGGTGCTACAGGCATAAATACTGCAAACGCTGCTGCAACATGGGATAATGCGACTATCGCTCTACGAGACCCTATCGCTGACATTCTGCACGGGATTGAAGCATGCGCTGTGGATGACTACGACCTTCTTGAGAATGGGTATATATTGCTGCACCCAGAAGACTACACAAACCTTTTGATGAACTCAAAGGTAATTAATAACCCATCCTTTAAAACTGCTGATGTTGTTTCTAACGGAAAGGTAGGGGGTATTTGTGGATTGACGATTATTAGATCCCGTTCAGTAACTGCAAACTCGCCACTTATGATTAAGTATGGAGCGGCTACATGGAAAGCCCCAATGGGTGCACTAACAACCGCAATCATCGATGAACCCGGAATTAAAACCGTGATTAGAGCGTGGGAAATTGGGCAGTTGGTTGTGACTGACCCTGAAGGAATCCACGTAATCACACTAGCATAGTTCTATGACAACTGATTTAATGAAACAGCATGATAGTAGAATGTTCCTAGGTGCAAATGAAGTTCTCGCAGGACAAACTTCTAATGAGCCAAGTGTTCAGGAACACGCAGAATATTATTTAAAATTCAAAGATGCTCCTCCTGTGAAGGTTAAGGAATTTGTAGCTTCAACCTCTGGAAAAACCAACTCTGCAATTATTGAGATGGCAAGAGCATTTGAGTTAGAGAAGAAAGAGGCACCGAAACCTAAACCTAAATTAAAGGAGGAGGAGAATGGCGTTCACGACAAGTGATATTAATATCTATACTGCTGATGCTGCTGGACTAGCTGCGTTGAGTGCGGCTGTTATCACAGAAGCATTAAGTGGAAATATTATTATGTGCCCAGTCGGCGCTCAAATAGCCTTGCTCAATTACAAATAATGGAATTAGTTGGAGACCCATGCATTCCGAGTATGTTGATTGTTCCAGAAGACGCAAATCCAACAACAATATCAGGAGCCGGAATATTATTTTTATCTGGTAGTAAATTACATTTCCACACAGGAACGACAACAGAAATGATAACTTCTGTTGGATAGGATTATGGTAAAGAAAACCATTTCTAATTTTTATACTCCTCCAAAAAATAATACTAAATTCAGTGAAGGGAATAAGTCAGCAGGTATATTAGATGACTTCGCGGTTCGGAAAGACATCGAAGTTCTACAAGGGAATATTAATGATACGCCTGTATTAGATACTAACATCGCCAATAAAAAATATGTTGATGACCAATTTCCAGTAACTCATGCATCCACTACAGGACAAACTACTGACGACCATCACGCCCAAGACCATGCCGCTGAACATGAGACAGGTGGGGGCGATACATTAGAACTTAATAAAATTCCTGTTACTGGGGATGTTGACATTGGAGCTTATGATTTGACTGCAACTGATGTCAATGCTACCAACATCAAAGTAGACCACATCGGAGAGAAAACAGCTGGCCACGATATTATTGTGGATAATGATATGGATATTGGAGATGAAATATTCAAATTTAGTACTGGTTCTATAGGGGAAATATATGTCGGAAGATTCACAATGCGAGGGGATGTAGGATGTGTTTTTGATGATGTGGATAATAATGCACAAGCATATTGGGGAATGGGGGCTTTCTATCCTTCTTTTCATCCAGCAGGTTATACTCTTGGTAGGTCAGCGAGTAGATGGGGGATTGTATACTGTAAAAGTATTGATAGTAGCGGGGATATTTATACAACAGGAGCTGGAGACGATTTATGGTTAGGAAATGCAACTCAAGGTAGTGCTAATTTTCAAGCTTATGCAGATGGTCACTTAATATGCACAACAATAAATGCAACAAGAATAGCCTCGGCAACGACGACGATAACCGCCAGTTCAGACACTACAGATGTCTCAGGAATTAATACTTTGTTTATCAATATAACATCTGATATTGTGCTTGGGGGATTAACAGGCGGAGTAAATGGGCAGGTCTTGAATATTGCAATCCTAGGTAACTTCACAAATCATGTAAGATTAGAACATGCAGAGGGAGTAAGCAACCAAGATTTTATTAATCATACAGGATTGGATGAAGATATAGACCATGGTGGGTGTATTTATGTCTGTAATGGGAGTGATTGGTATGATATAAGCCATGCTAAACATGTCTAAAACGAAACATTTAAATAGTCTGTTTCATACTATCATACATGGTAAAACATATACACATAGCGGTTGAGGACAAAACATTCCAAAGATTAAAAAGACTAAAAGAAAGGCACTGTCGGACATGGGAAGAATTGCTTGAAAATGCCTTTCAGATGGAGCGAGAATAATGGATAGAGAAGAACTAGCACAAAGGATTTTGTTTTTAACTGGTGAAAAGGAGGTGGATGATGGAAAAAGTAGAAATAAAGATAGTTGAGGATAAGTTTGCTAAGAATAATGCACCATACAGGCTTGTTGACCTAATAGACGGGCGTAGGATGAGTTGCTGGAATTCAGACCTATTTAAGCTATTGATACCAGGCAGATGTCTTGATATTGCCTTTGAAGTCAAAGGGGACTACACTATGATAACCAATGCAGTAGATAGCGTAGATAGCGTAGATAGCCCAGTTGAGCCAATAAATGATCTAGGAAAAGCTATTAAAGCCGCAACTAGGCAGTCTGTTAAAGGTTCGGCTTATGAGAAGGATCCTGTTGGATTGAGCGTGGAAATGTTCGGTATATTAGAACATGGGCAAGACGATACGCAGGAAGTGATGAGAGTAGCTATATTAAGAGTAAAACAAGCCCAAGAGGCATTTAATTAACAATGGGTAGCTTTGAAGAATGTCCAAAATGTAGTGAAGGGATGATGAGTTTAGATGGTGGGTGGTGCGTATGGTTCTGCCCTAACTGTAGATGGCTCTCTTGTAACGATAAGAATGGAATAGTGTTTGAAAGAAGGCTAAGAAAAGACGCTGTCGAAACAGTATTTAGTTAAGATGGCAAATGGTCAAACTGAACAAGAAGCAAAGGAAAAGGCGAAACTACAAGAGAGATTATTGCTCGACGAATGCGCGACCTCGGCATGCCAAACCTGTAAAATCAGGCACTTGTGCTCGAACTAAAGTTTATTAAGCCCTCTATTGGGTATCATAGTCATTAAGTCTTCGGACTTATTGATAGCGGACTTCCAAAGGGAGAAGGGAATTAAGTTGTCCCTTTAAATTTCTCTCTGGGATTTGCAGGTTCGAATCCTGCCGTTCGCTTCGGAGAAGCTATTAAGTCAACTCCTCAATAAAAGACTTATGGACACTTCGGAAAGACGAGAAATGTGGGGGATAGGGAGTTCGAACATAAAACATGACCACCTAAGCCCACATTTTATAATCATGAATATAGATAGAATATATAAGGAAATAAAAACATTAGATTTATCTAAAATTAAAGGAAGACCTGCAAGAATGTCAAGCAATATGACAACCCTAGAAATTATGGCTTATTTGGAATGGTTGAGTAAACACGAAAAAGAAACCTTGATAAGATTCGCAAATAAATACCCAACACTGGGTTGCATTAATGTGAAAGCCTTTTTATAATCATTTCTCGTAATGGCAATAGAGTAAGTATAAGCCTACTCCAATCATACCACAGGAAGCCCAGAATATACACCAGAATGGGTTAACTTTGTCCATTGATAACATCCACCATTTTATTGTAGTCTAATGCACGAGCCTTTTCAATCTTACGCCAACGCTTGATAGTCCATACTTCGTTGCCCTCTATATATATTGAGGGTTTAGATTCGAGCATTTTTAAGTAATTCTCTGCTGTTGACCTTGTTACATGCCAGTTTTCCCACATATATTTAATTAGTTCTTCTTTGAGTGCGGCAACGCCTATCTGGTCGCATTTATCTATTATTAGTTCTATTGTGTCGAGTTTCTCTGGTATGCTTATCATATACTCCACTTCCGCTTTAATTCTTTGGATGCTTCTAGGAACTCTTCAAAAGGTATTTTCTTTGCTTTTGCGAGGGCTACTAGCTTTCTTTTCTCTATATCATGCTTTTCTTTCCTTTCCTTTACTAAAGCTTCTTTCTTTTCTCTTAGTTTTTGGGCTTCCTCAGTTTCATCTTCAACAATTCTCAAAGCATCACTTTCTTCCTGAACCATTCCTAGTTCTTTTTCTAGCTTAATTCTCCTCTTCTCAACAGCCTTTCTAGTAGTCCCAAAGTGATTTAGTAGTAATTCATTCACTAATGCAGAGCCATTTATG